CAGGAACTTTTGTGGGTTGGAGAAATCTGCCTGTGATGCCTGACATATTCACAATGGGCAAAGCAATCACAGGAGGTTATTATCCTTTGAGCATCACTCTGTATGGACCAAAGGTTGATGAAGTATTGCCGAATGATTTCAATTGGGAACACGGATTCACATACAATTACAGTCTGCCTGGCATATTGGCGTGTAAGAGATATATCGACATCCTGCATGATGAAACACCTTTCGAGGATCACAACAAAGTGGTTGCAACTGCCACAAAAATTTTTGAAGACGCAGGCTACAAAATTAAAGGACAGTTCGGCACACTGTTTGATATACAAAGAGGAGAAGAAAATAAATTTTTTATTTTGCCTATCAACGCCACAGATGAATACTTTGCTGTGCTGAAAGAACAGATCAAATGATATACACAGAATACGATCCATTGCAATCAGTGATAGTGGGAGACACATATGCTCCTGGAGATGTGGATCACCTGTTGACCGAAGGCAACATCACTCAGTTCAACAAGATACTGGAAGACACCAAACAAGATTTAGATGCACTGGCAGATTTCCTCAAGCATGGTGGAGTGCAAGTGCATCGCCCTCATTTACACAATTATGATGTGGTAAAGATGCCCCAGTTTGATATTCGTTTGCCTATTGCACCTGTGGTACCAAGAGATGCACTGATGGTGATGGGCAACACAATCATACAGACATACACCAGTTACACAGACAGATACTTTGATGCTGTCAGTTACTATCCTATATTTGAAAAAATGTTTAGGGAAGGATACCGTTGGGTCAGTCAACCAGCACCCATGTTGCAGAATCTAAACACAGAAGATGATTGGATATGCAATGATAGAACCTACAAAGACAAATTGATGGATAGAGTTTTGTGGCACACTGCCACTATGTACAAGGCAGGAGATGCCTTTATTGTGAATCAGGAAGGTCCTGGATCTGCAACAGGATTAGAATGGTGCAAACGTGAACTGAGTGACTACAAGTTTCACACCAATCAAGGCACACGCTTCAAAGGATTTGGACACATTGACCACGGCTTCATCATGATAGATGATGACACTGTGATACACGCAGGTATTGATTGGGTACCAGAGTGTCTACGCAACAAAAGATTGATAGACGTCAGTGACTGTTTGCCTGAATTAAAGATGGACAGATATGTGCAGGATTATGCAGAAGCCAAAAACAAAATGGATGTTGAATGGTTGGACAAGTATCTGGACAACTGGAGAGGTTACAGTCAGGAAGTTTGCTTTGATCTCAATGTGCTAGTGATAGATAGAAATAACATTGTGTTTGCTAGACACATACCCAAACTGTTTGCAAAACTGAAGTCCTTGCATATAGACTGCCACGTAGTGGAACAGCGCCATTATTTGTTTTGGGACGGTGGTATACATTGTAGCACATTAGACGTTAAACGTGCAGGCGTCAAAAGAAAAATCATATAAAAACCTGCTTACCGAATCGCTTTGCTGTCCGCTTCGCGGTTTAAAAATCTGCGTTACCGCTTCGCGGGAAATTGGCTTTCCGCCAGCCATTGCTGGAATGAATGCAGTTCCACATCAGCACACTCTACATAATCTGAATTGTTATGATGTTTGACTTTGCCTCTGCCTGATATTACATCTCCATCTCTGTAACTGAAAGGCTTTTTTACTGTAATGTCTATGTATTCACCTGGACCTACTCCAAGTGTTACAAATGTTATGTACTTGCCGTTTTTACCTCTGAACACTCTACCATTAGCAACAACTCCTGCAAACTCTACATAATCTAAATATTGTGTTGCAACTTTGCACTTAGGTATAAATCCTCTTCTCCACCAACCAGGTTCATTGTCTACACCAACTCTCTGTGCTTCAATATTGTAAACCCAACGTCTGTATGAACCTTCACAGTGTTTTAAACAAGCCTCCCAAAATTTTTGAGGATTGTGTGCTTTCTGATATGCTAATGCCCAAATCAATCTTCCAAGATTTACTGCGTGTGCTCTGCACAATCCAAATCCTGAAAGTGTCATTAGTGTGTCTATTGCTTCTTGCTTCTTAGGATGATTACCTAGTTTTTCTACAAACTCTAATATTTTTTCATCTTTACGTTTAGCAAATGCTCTGCGATACATATCTGCTTCATACATATCAATACCTATAATTTCAGAAATAATTTCAATAGCATCATCTTCGAACACAATACTATCTTGTACTCCGTCTTTTGTCCAGTCATTAAACATTGATGCTTTTTGTCTTCCTGTAAGTGCTACAGGTCTTATCATGGCTGTTGCAAATACACAATCATATACACTTTTAGGTTGTATTGCTCTAAACAGTCTACGCATTGCCGGAGACTCTCCTTGTGTTACTCCTAGCACATCACCTCTGCGTAAAAGATTGGCTGTTGCTTCATCTTCTTCAGGATAGTCTGTTAAATTTTTATCAGGATCTATTTCTAATAACTGACTCAAACCTCTGTTTGCAAGTATGTCAACTTTTAAATGTTCTAAGTCTTCTACTTCGTATTTGTCTAAAAGTATTTGATTGTCTTCGCTGATTAAACTTTTAGGAAGTTGTCTATCGAACATGATTACTCCACCACAGTGTTTAGATATACATCTTTTCTTTCCCAACAATTTTTGTTCAATACGTTTTGCTTCTTTAGGATCTACGTCGTAATCTTCGTATTTAAAATTACGTGGTAAGTTTCCTTTTACACCTAAACGTTTTGCCGCTTCGCGTTTTGCTGACTTGGGTTGATAGGTTACATAATTCGAAATACGTGCAGTCTTGCCAGGCCATTTTTTAAAGATACGTTCCATAATATCTTTTTGTCGCCAATGTTCAAAGTCTATGTCTACGTCTGGTAAGTCATCACGCAGTGGATTTAAGAAACGTGCAACAGGTATATTCCACTTAACTGGGTCTACATCAGTTATTCCTAACAAGTAACACACAAGAGATGAACCTGCCGATCCTCTTGTCATATGTTTTACATCTTGTGTTATGTCTATGATATCGCAAATTTTTAAGAAGTATTCTGTGAATCTTTGTTTTAGTATTAGTTCAAATTCTTCTGCGAGTCTTTGTTGGTACACTTCACCGTTGGGCATTTGCCTTTTAAAACGTTCAGTGAGCCTTTGTATATTTTCTAAATCTTTCATTGTTTGCCTCTCTGCCTAAAACAATATTTATGTTTAGAAAATTATTGGATTTATGATTTTGGTAAAATGTTCAAGCCGTAATATGCCATGAAAGGTGCAAGGAATGTGCCATCACTCAATTCTTCAGAACTCCATTGAATACTAGTTAAACAATTAAAAATTTTTTGTCTTTCTAGACCTGAAGGATAATATAAATCATTTATTTTAGCAATACTGTCTACACTGTAATCTGTTAGCACACCAGGAACTAAAGATATCACAGGCACTCCCTCCCTTAATGCTTCTGTAACAGCCATGGTGTGTAAACTAATAACGCAATATATGTTGTCCAAAGAATCACAAAAACCTCTTGAACCTCTAGACTTCTTGTTTCCTTTTTTTCTTATTTTTATAGGTCTATTGGTGTACTTCTTAACTTCGGATTCAACTTCTGCTATCCATTCGTCAACAGATTTTTTAATTCCATAAAAGTCTAATCCGTTTTGACTAGGAGCAACAATATAAACTTGTTCACCCTTTTGCCATTTTTTAATTGGCATATTAAATTTATTAAACCGTGTATTATCAAATCCTTGTTTAATTTTAGTTACTTGATTTTCGTTAAAGCAAACTCTCCAAAACTTTGGCTTCCACCAATTGCAGTAACCTTTTTCGACATTAATATAATCAATTCCTTTTGCTTCTAATTTTTGATGTATTCTTGGATCTTCATGTCCACCAACTCCACCAAGTACAACCAAATCGTCTTTTGTAATATCAGCATCTGCACTTACAACCATAGGCAGATAAAATTCACGAGAAATATTATTTGCTATCCATGTGGAAGTTTCTGTTGACGTTCCTGTATCTAAATCTTTTGGAACAACTACTCTTGAGTAAGATTTATTCATTTTCATCAAGGTTCTTTAAGAAGTCCCTTAATTTAGTTTGATCTGTGTTGTCAGTGTTTACTCTGCCTACTGTATCACCTTTTCTTGGATCGGGTGGAGTAATTTCTTTTGGAGCAGATGTATCTTCAGTAATTGTGGAAGTTTGTTTTAATGAATTGTAGATTGTGCTTTTACGTTTGTCAAACTCTTGATATTCTGCATCATCACCTAAGTCTCTAATACGCAAACTATCAACATCAAATTCTAAATCAATCTTCATACCAACACCACTCGAACTTCTAGTTTTCATTAATTGTATTTGATATCTACCACGTTCTCTCATTGCTCTACTTGTGAATATACCAAACACGTTATCAGCAGTTTGTATTTTACTTAAACCACCTGCTATGTGCGAATGATCAAATTCAATTTCTTCAACTGCACCTCTATTCAACTGTGATGCTGTTACAAAGATTACGTTCAACTCCATAGCCAAGTTTCTCAATTCTTCTGAAACAAATTTATCTTTCACAAATAAATCACTCGGACTTACTTTTTTGTTCATTGGCATCATTAAGTCTAAATAATCAACAAGTATCACATCTAGTTTAACACCTGTTTTAATTTCATATTCTTTAATCCAACTTCTTAAATCATTTGTAGTTTTACCACTTGGCATATACTTAATTTGCAACTTACCTGATTTTTTGCCAAGCAATTTGACTTTCATTTCAACACCATCTAAGTCTTTAAAAATTTCTTTTGTGGGCACATCTGTTAACATAGAATCTACTCTCATACTTACAAGTGGCTCACTTAATTCAAAAGTAATGTATGCAACATTCATTCCACTTAATACCCAGTTGCAACCTAAGTTTGCAAG